GACCGCAAAGATTAAAACAATCAACGGCTTAGCAATCGCAAAGGTTAAAACAATAAATAATTTACCATAATAATATGCCAATACAACCAATAGGAGCGCAAATATCAAATGAAATGTTCGTTTACGAAACATATCTAACCGCAGAAGGTGCGTCTGGTGCGGGAAGTTTGACCGTGCAAGGAATAACAAATTTCGCCATCAATCAAGTTCTACTTATCGGTGAAATGGGTGATGAAAATTCCGAAATTATAAAAACCCATACAGCAACTGCGCCAACAGGAACGACAATTACTTTGGCTTCAAATTTAGTTAAAACACACGCGCCATATACAAAAGTTAGAGTAATGCTTTATGATCAAGTTGAATTTTCTCACGCCGTAACTGCAACTGGAACAAAAACAGTTCTTGCGACACAGGCAATTCAAGTTGAATCAGTTGAAACTCGTTATGATGACGCTGCGTATTCAAGCGGATATTTCTTTGCGCGATTTAAAAATTCAATTACCACAACATATTCAGAATACTCTGACCCGATTCCCTATACTGGTTATGGAGAAAATACAGTTGGATTTATTATTGCCTACGCCTTAAAAAGAAATAAACTTGAAACATACACGAATTTTATTGATTATGAATTTTGTATAGACGAGATAAATTCTTGTCTTCAATTCATCACTGGAAAATTAAAGGCGTGGACCAAACTTCAAAAGGTAAACTATGTGATGGGCCAGACAACTCGCGGGATAAATAAAATCGCCCTACCCACAGATATTTGGGAAGATATGGGGATTAAATCAATTTTAGGAGTGAGGATTGGAACATCAACCGACCTAAGTCCGAAAATTATGGCCGACCTTGAAGAAGATATGGAAGGAGTATGCCATACGCAAGTCAGAACAGAGGCCGTTGCTGGTCAGACAACACTTGAAATAGACAACTCTTACGATTTTCCCGACAGTGGAACAGTTAATGTTTATATCTCCGGAACACTTTACGCAATAACCTACACTGCAGTAACAAGATCTGCAACCGCAGGAGTTTTAACTGGCGTTCCCGCTTCTGGTGATGGTTCAATTACGGTTACAATCCCAGTTGATACCGATGTCTGGTATGGAGAAGACGAAGGAGAACCAACAGAGTTTTCAGTTGATACAGATGGAAATTTAGTTTATTGGCCAATGCCAGATTCAAGTTATAAAAATCTTAATGTTTATTTAGATTACTGGACTGGTCCGACATCTGTAAGTTCCGATACTGATTCGCTTGACGCTTTCAGATATGATGCAATTAAACACTGGTTGACTTGGGCGATTCGTATGCAAATGAAAAATGACGGAAAAAGAGAATTTACTGATGGGGACTATTTACAATTTACACAGATTTTAAATGATTATATTCGCAATGAAGTTCCCGCAAATAGAAAAAAAAGAAAACCTAAAATTAACGGCATAACTTATTAAAGATGAAATTGAATACTTTACAAATCCGTGATTTAAGCAACGGAATAATTCAGAAGATTGACAATTTACTTGCTCCGCAAAACTCTTTGAATTTCGCTTATAATCTTTTATTCGGTGAAGTTTTGGGAAGGGGCGTGGTCAGGGAAGGAACTGCTTTGGTTGGCGCACAAATCGCAGACGCAAAAAACATATTAGGATTACATCAATTTATTCTGTCAAATGGAACAAAGCATTTATTGGCCGTAGTTGATGGCGCAAGTAATTCTGCTCTTTATAGATTGATAACGGCAACTTGGACTTCTGAATCAGTGGCCGGAGTGAAGGCGGTTAAGCACAGATTTTTAACTTACCTTGATACGGTTATGATTTTAGACGGAACAAATGCAACTGCTTCTGCCGATGGAGATGCTTGGGTTACGACTGGCGGAAATCTTGATATAGGAAATTGTCCGAAAGGGAAATATCCGATTGAGTGGCACGATAGGGTTTATGTTTTGGGAGTTTCGGCCACGCTTGATAGATTGTTTTATTCTTCAATTCCTTCTACTGGTGCAATATCTTGGACCGTAGGAAATGGTTATATTGACATAGAACCATACGAAGGTCAGGGTGCTGGAACGGGACTTGGCAAGGTTCCAAGTTATTTACTTATTTTTAAAGAACGCGCACTTAAGAGATGGAACGGAAGTTCAACCTTCCCAGACGACCTATGTAAATTCGGAACATCATCACACGAAAGTATTGTTAATGGCCCGACAACTTGTTTCTTCTTTTCCGCTTCTTATAAAAAAGCCATCGGTTTCTATGAAACAAATGGTGAAAGCACAAGAAAAATATCAAGACCGATTCAGAAAATAATTGAAGCGATTTCAACTTCTAACTATGCGAGTATTGCTGGATTTTCAGACGGAGAGATGGCAATGTGGTCAATCGGCGACATTACTTATGACGGAATAACCTATTCAAATGTTGTGGTTTATTATCACTTAGATAGTAAAACTTGGTCAGTGCTTGGATTCCCAACAGAGTATAAAGTTTTTTCGCAATACATTTCAGGAACGGCATTAAAAATTATCGCTGGTGATGATGATGGCCAGATTATTGAATTATTTACAGGAACAAAAGACAACATTACCGGATCTTCAAACTTATCAATACAATTTGCAGCGCAATATCATCCGATGGAATTGGGAAGTCGCGGAAGATTAAAAGACATTACAACAATAGTTCCTTATTTGGAAAATGGTTTGGGAACATCTTTGGCCGTGAGGATTGATAACAAGACAGGATTTACAGAAATTGGCGCAACGAAAGATGATTTTGAAAACGAGTTGACCGTAGATAAAAAGGGACATTTATTTGAATTAAGATTGCTCGGAAGTGGATTGGGCGGATTAACGCAGTTAATTGGTTTAGATATTATCAGCCCAGACATTTCTGAATCTGTTAAAAAATGAACGAAGCATATAACATATTTGATACGGGATTTAATAAGTTATTATCAAAGTCAACATTAGAGTTTGATTCTTTAAGTGATAGTGCTTCCGATTTGCAAGTAGCAACGATGGCCGAAAGCAATTTCTTCCAGACCTCGCCATCACAGATAGGGTCCGGTGAATTGGTTGAGAATATCACGATGATTGAAGGATTTTTGAGAAGTTCAAACTTTGTTTCTGGAGTTAGTGGTTGGAATATCGCTTCAGATGGCAGTGTTGAATTTAACAACGGAGTATTCAGGGGTTCCTTAATCGCTGCTTCAATTCACATCCCGAACGAAAATACGACAGCAGATTCTTTTCACTCTGACGGTTACGGAAATTCTTGGTGGGGTTGCACACAAGCAAATTTTACGGCTGATAATGACAACGCAAAAGCATTTATTTTAAAAACAGGAGTTGCCAAATTTCAGTCAATAACATTAGAAACCGCAGTTATTATAAAAGACCTTCAGGCCGGTTCAGTAGTTGATGGCCAATACATTAACAGTTTAAATGTTTCCAAATTGGTAACAGGCACAATAAGTTCACAGCAAATTACATTGGGAGTTACGGGCGGAGCGGGTGATATTTATATCGGTGGTGGAAATTTTAATGCTACCACTTGGACTTGCACGGGTGGATTCTTGCTGGGCGTTGATGACAGTGATTCCGATTTAGCAAAGTTCTTTGTTGGCGATGTAAATTCAAATATCAATTTTGACGGAAGAAATTTGGTTATAACTGGAGTATTAAATCTTTTAGGAACATTACAATTAAAATCTTACACAGTTGCAAACTTACCGATTGGCAGTAACGGACCAAAATATCCGACAGCAACCGGAACATACTTTGATGAGTGGACCGATCCGACAAACGCTTATACTGATGACGGAAATTATGCAACGATAAATAGCACTGGTCTATATCAAGATTATTCAGGATTTGGATTTGCACTTCCAACCGTAACGATTGTCGGCATTAAGATAGAGGTTGAGGGACATTTTACTGGTGGAACTGGAACGCCTCAATTATATGTCGGTATGACCAAAAATGGCGATTGGATTTCTGGAGAGAAAAGTGCAGCGCTTAATTTGACCACAGATACGGTTTTAACTCTTGGCGGTGCCTCTGATTTGTGGGGCGAAACTGGATGGTTTAAGACAGATTTTAATACCGATGGACTTTATGTAAGATTCAAAGTTGAGGGTGGTGGCGGAACGGCAAACATTTTTATAGATTATGTCAGAGTAACGGTTTATTATAACGATCCGCAAAATCCAGTTGTCGCAGGTTCAGTGGCCTATGCTTCTAACGGAAGAAAAAATGGCGAAGGTGGTGGCGCTGGAACAGGAGTATTAGTGTTTTATGACGGTGCTGGTTTATGGATAGCGTGCGATACCGGAACAGCAGTTGCTGCTTAATAAGTAATATAATAAATATGAAAAAGAATAAATTTATACCTATGAATCCGGGCTTGATTAAACCGACAAGGGAATCAGAAAACGATTCGCGTAAAGTTTTATTATCTGAAATGCCACAATTTTTACAGGCAAAGCCAAGCGAATTTTTCGGATTCCACGCAGTAAAACATATTGAAGCATTTGAGTATTATCAATACAGTTTAGGTTCTTGTGTTGCCGAAAGTGGTTCAAGACATACGGGAATTTTATCCTACAAAGAAAATGGAGTTCTGGCCAAGCCGTCAGTTCAAGCGTTAATGGCCTATATTAAATCTCGTATTGAAAAAGACACTGCATACGGCGCGAGTATTGATAGTTGTCCTAAGGCAATAAGAGATTACGGCGTTCCTTTAGAATCAGAATTTAAAAGTGATTATACCTTAAGCTGGAAAAATTTTGTTAATGATAAAAACATTTCAGAGTTGGTTGAATTTGAAGGGACCAAGCAATGTATTGAAACATACGCTTGGGCCGATAGGGGTTTGCAGGGTTACAAGGTTGGTATATTTTTCGGCGAAGGAAATGTTGTTCAAGGCGGAGCAGTTGGAACACACGAAGGTTGGGCCAAAGGAAATGTCAGACCGCCGATCAAAGGCGAGAAGTTGTGGGGCCACGCTGTTGATTTCTTTGGTTATGATGAAGACCATATTTATTTCACAAATTCTTGGAGCAGAACTTGGGGATTGACACTTTATTTAAAACTTGTTGAAAATGAATTTGGGAAATACTACATTAAGGGAAATGAAACAAATTATGATATAATTATTAAAGGAGTTGGTGCGATGGATGTGAGTTATGAAGCGTTAGATTCTTCAAATGACCCAGTGTTATTTAAGGGGCTAACCTACATAGACCTTCCAGACGAACTGGCCCAAAAAACTAAAATGGCAAGAACAATTAAAACAGCAAACGATAATAGAATATACGAGGTATTGAAAGATGAAAATGGTGTTGACTATTATATCTGGATTACTTCGGACCGAGCATATAATGCTGGGATTTTGAATAAGAAGTGGGGGGATTGGTCGGCCGTCCAAGAAGTTGATTCCATAGACCCATCAAGGGTTTTAGGAACCTTTAACAAGGAATACTAAAGATTATGCCAACTACAGGAACTTTTGTTAGATATTCAAGTGAAGCTGACCCGAACAAGGTCTTTCAAGTGATGGGCGATCAACTCGTTCCGATTTATGATGAGCGCGATTTAATGGAACGCACAGGAACAAAGACGGTTGCTGACGCTTGGAAAGTGGCCAATGTTAAGGTTTTTCCGACATTTAAGGGAAGCCCATACGAAGGAAAATCTATTCCGCAACAGTTTATTAAAACAGCAAATGCAAACACCGGCGGGGACACTACTGGGAATACTACTGGCGATTCTACTGGAAAAACAACAGACGACAAAACTACTCCTGATTGGTTAAAAAATAACGATAATTTCAATGCACTTGATGATGACGATAAACAGTATGTGATTGATTATTATAATGTTTTAAAAATTAACGATGAAGAAAGTCAGAAAGTTTTGAAACAAGCGCTTGAAGACGCAAAGGCACAAGCCGATCCATACTTTGCAGAGAAGATAAGAATTGCTCAAGATGAATTAAAAACTGCTTTAGGTGAACAGGCAACTGATTTTGAATCAAAGAAAAAAGATTTAGATTCAAAGATTAAGCAAATAGATGAGGACCTAACTCTTGGCCGTGATAGATTAAGCGTTGACGAACAAGCAGAATTATCAAGACAGAAAAGCAAATATGAAATGGCCAGAGAAACTTTAATTGAAAGCGCTGCGTCCACTGGATTAACATTTTCTTCTAAACGAGCCGTAGCAGAATCACGACTTGATACAGAAAATCAAGACATAGTGGAAAGCACCAAGAGAACATTTCAAAGAAAGTTAGACGACTTATCAACACAGGCAAGTCGCGGAAACCTTGAAGCCAAAAAAGCACTGGAAGATTATCAAAGAATATACGGTGAAAATGTTGGAAAATTAACAAGTGCAACTGAACAGGTTATCGGAACAAAGAATTTACCATCTGGAATATCTGGAGTTCTTGGCGATGTTACCGGTTCGCTTGAAAGTGAAAAATTAAATGATATAACCACGAGAGCGACTGCGCTGGTGAATCTGCGCAATCCTTTCTTTTAAAATTATGCCAAGACAAATTACAATTCCAAGCGGGTCAACATTAGGCGGATTGGCCAAACAATACGGGACAACTACCAACGATTTAATGTCTTTAAATCCAGACATCAAGGACCCAAACAAAATTTCTGCTGGGGCAAATTTGAATTTACCCGAATTAGCTGGGACACTTAATACTCAAAGCGCAGAAAAGAAATTACCAGAAACAAAAATGGATAGGTTATCTATTTTTCAAGATGTTTTAAAAACAGTAACGGCAAAAGCAGCGCAAGAAGGAAAGGTGGCTGGTGCCACTGCATTACCAACAGGTATGCCAGACGCTTCAAAAGTAAGCGGAAGTTCTTTCGCTGGTATTTTAAATTTAGTTAGTCAACAGAAAACTCGCGGTATTTCTGATATTTATAAATCAACAACTGATATGTTAAAAGATATTGAAGACAAGGCCAACAAACAACTTGATACTTTAATCAGCACTGGCGCGATAGCAAACTTGAACGATGACCAGTTGGGCCAATTAGCTGACGCTACGCATAATTCGGTTGATTATCTAAAAGAAATCAGAACAATAAAGCAGGAGAAAGAAACACCAACCAAGAAAACAACCGAAGAAGACGCTATGACTTATACCAATATGGTGTTGACTGGTATGATGGATTTAACTGGAGTTCCTACTTCAAATGGTATGAAGGCAGAAGTCGGCCGACAATTAGCACAAGTTTATTCAAATCCTATTGCAAAAAGAATTGAAACTTGGAAGGCCAAGAAAGAACGCTATATTGCTGAAGGCAAAGAACAAGGATTAACTGATCCCGGCACCAGAGAAGATGTAATTAGACAAATTAAAAACGAATTACCCGATTACACTGTTGACGAAATTGGTTCCGTTGTTTATACCTTGATTCCCGATACTTGGGAATATAATATCGCAAGACGATGGAAACCAGCAATTAGTGAACAAGTTAATACATCTGAAGAATAAATATGTCTATTGTTAATCTTCTCAACGAAATTGAACAAAAGAAAAATGAGAGGTTAAAAACAGGCAAGGTAGTTGGTCCGGAAGCGGAAAAACTTCCTTCTGTTAAAACCACCGTAGCTTTGGAACAACCAAAGCAATTAACCATACAAGAAAAGATAAGGGCGGGTTTGCCAACTGGCGAAACTATCGGAAAGCCAAGCGCAAATGTTAAACCGTTGGCCGAAGCAACTCCAGAAGAAATTAAAAAGATTTCTGAAACTACTGGCGAGAAAGAAAAGAGTGTCGCCAAAATCGCTGCAGAAGAAAAGAAAGTTAGCCAGATGACACCGGGCGAGAAGATGGCCTATGACTATAATAAAACAACGGACATTATGCAGGAATTACATCCTGAAAAAATAGATCCGTTGAATTTTGTTAAGCGCGGATTAACTTTCGGCTGGGGAGCTGGTTATATTTCTGATATGCCGAGCGTTGAACCAGTAACCACAAAACAAAAAGTGTTTCAATCTGTTGGGAACATAATCAGTATGACCTTCCTTTCAAGATTGTTAAGTCCAGCACTCGGTGCCATTGCTTCAAAGATACCCGGCGCAGCAACTCCATTAAAAGTTTTATCGGAAACAGTCGCCAAACATCCGTGGAGTGTTGGTTATCCTTTAAATGTGGCAAAATCTGCCACTTGGGGCGCTTTATTCGGAGCGATTACGAAAGCAGAGAACAAAAGACAATGGGCCAAAAATGTCGTGAACACCGCAGGAACCTTTGCGGCTTTTGAAGTTTTAGCATACCCAATAGTGCAGTTTTTCAAACCAGTTTTTTACGAAATTAAATCTGGCAAGATGACAGGAATATCAAAGGAAGCACAAACGGCCCTTCAAGAAAATGCAGAACCGCTTAATCAAATTTTTACACAAGAACAGCCGATATGGTTTAAAAGTGAAGCAGACCCAAATCAACTCATCAAGGTTACAAAAAGCTCAATAGATTTAATTCCCGCGAGAACATCAGGAATAAATCCAAGCGATATAAAAACAATTCCGTTTCTAAAACAAGCGGATATTGAAGTTTTCCAAACTAAACCATCTTTGTATAATCGCTTAAAAGATATTTTACAAAAACCTTCAGCGCCAAAGATGACAACGCCGCCAACAGGAATACCTGAAACTGGCGTTCCGCCAACAACTGGAACCACGCCAACTGCGGGACCAACTCCAAATGTTCCGACAACTGGCCCAGTGGTTACTCCGCCAGCTAAACCGACAACAACACCGAATATCCCAAATGCTATTGCAAAATCAACAGCAGATATTGTCAATGCAAAGATTGCCGAGATAGAAGCCAAGAAGGTTAAGGCAGTTAAGGCACCAAAAGAAACTACGGTTACTGAACCTTTGGTGGAAGAAAAAGTGGAAACATTTCCTACCGCGCAAGAAGCCAAAACTGTTATAGAAAAGGAAGGCGCAAAATCAATTTATAGAACGCCATATACTCAACAAGATTTCGTTATATCAAAAATTTTAAAGGGCGAACCAATCCCGCCAGATTTGAATTATATCGCCATAGAAATTTATAATCAGGGTGCGGTTGAATTGACCGAAGATGGAACAGGAACGCAGATTGATATGACTGGTATGTTTATGAAGAACGAAGAAACTGCAAACGAAAAAGATATTTATGGTATGAAATTTCTTTCAGCAGAAGAAGGCGGATTAGACAAAGCCAGTTACGAAGAAGTGAATAATATCAAATTAGATGAAGTTGATAAGATGGACCCTAACGACCTTCAGGCCGGTTGGGGTGTTACCACATCATTAAAGACGGGTGATGTTATTGAATCAAATGAAATTCCGGCCAAGAAAGTTATGACCTCTGGAAAGAATAAAGGCAAAGAAGTTAAGACCGAAGGGTATGGAGTGATTGAAGATATTTATGATGACGGTTCCGTGTTGGTTAAAACTGATAAAGGTTTTCAGAAAATAAATTTTTATAATGCCAAAGAAGTTGATGTGGAAACAATCTCGGCCAACGACAAGACGCTTATTCAGAATTTAGGCAAGAATATAGAGGCAGTTTCAAAAGAACAAAAAGAAACGAAAGCAAAGATTACCAAAAAGGCAAAAGAAATTTATGAGATTGTGAGAAACGAACCAAGTAAAGATCCGAATTATCCGAAATTTGAACCCGCAGAATTTATGGAACTATCAGCAAAAGACGAAAGCAAGATTTCGGAGTTGGAACAAGGACTTCAATCTGTTATTGCGCCAAAGGGAAAAGAATTTACGGAACAAGAATTTTCCGAAATAGAGGCGAGTAACGAAAAGATACAAGAACAAATAAATAAAATAAAATCTAAGGAGCATTTGGCGGTTAGGGTTGGAGATTACATTATAAACGATGATGGTTATCCCGAAGTTGCCACAACTGGAAACGCTCAATACATTGACGGGACCCCTGAAAACATAAAGGAAAAACCGAATCAATATCTGACGGATATAAATATCGCCGGTATTCGCGCAAGATACTTAAGAGATACGGAAAATGTTGACTTTGGTGAATACACAAATCAAATCAGAAAAGCTACCGAAGAAGAAATTAAAATTGCAAAAGAATATGAATCTGGAATAACCCCAGAGATTACTAAAACAATTCGCGAATCAAAAGGATTAAGCGCCGATGATATAATGCAGAAATATCCCGACATCAATTTAAAAAGAGATGTCGCAATCACAGATATTCACGGAGAGAAAAAAGTTATTCCAGAAGGCGAAGCATTAACTCCTTACGAATTAAAGGGGAATAAAGTTTTATTACAAGACGGCGAAACTTATATCGTTTCAAAGAATCAATTTCAGAACATTAAGGGAAACGCAGTTAAGGCCGAAGCAAAAGAATTTGCCCCTGAATTGAAAGGGACTGAAGAAACCATAAAGGGGATTTCTAAAAACACACTAACCCCGCAAGAAAAAATCAGATTTGAGGAACTGGGAAAGAAGGTTGACAACGGAAGTATTGTCGGCGAAGACAAAGTTGAATACCAGAAACTGAAAGAAAAATCAGGAACACTGATTGATACCAAAGTTAAATTTTCTGGGTGGCAGTTACCGGGCGGAGAGAATTACAGGGAAGTATTGATAAGGGTGCCAATAGATACGAGTTCAACATTAACGGAATTGCCAAAAGGCACAAAAACTTGGAAGGTTGGTAATAGTGGGGCATTAGAAACTCCAAACGGACAACGGATGACATTTGATTTAAACGGCGGGGACTTAGATGAATTGGCGCTTAAGGCGTTAAACGAAAACAAAGCTGCAATGTTGGGCGGTGGTGGTTTTAAATCTGCTCACTGGGACGAGAAAAATGTTATTTCGCACTTACGCCTAAACGACAGAATATATGATGGCAAGAAAGTTTTATTTGTTGAAGAACTACAAAGTGATTGGGCCTTAGAAGCGCGAAAACAAGGAACGACAACCGATAAAGAATTGAAGTGGAACGACAGGAGAGATGGTGCATTATGGGCGGAAGTTGGAAGTAGATACTTTGGAATTGATAAAGAAGGCGATAAATTTTATGTCTTTGAAAAAAATGGAGTATTAGGACAAACCGTTGATACTATTGAAAAGGCAAAAAAATTGGCCCAAGAACAGGCATCTAAAAATGTTGTTCCGTCAAACGCACTTTTGAAAAACTGGCAAGAGTTATCAGTTAAACGCGCATTAAAAGAAGCGGTTGATAGTGGTTCCGATATAATGGCTTGGACTAACGGGGAACAACAAAAAGCAAGATATAATCTGGCCAAAGAAATTAAGAGTATAGATTGGAAAACTGGAGAAAAAGGAAAGTCAATCGTAATAGAACCGAAAAGCGGAGAACCATTTGGCATTGGAATAGACGAACAAGGGAAGATCAATGTTTCCCTAACTAAAACAGAATGGGAAGGAAAAAATCTTGGCGATGTTATCGGAAAGGGAATAACAGAAAAAATACTTGCAGAACCAAAAGGAAATTTATCCGGAGAGGGCCTTAATGTGGGTGGCCAGTGGGCCGTTAATCTTTATGACAAACAACTTCCGGTAATAGTCAAAAACATAACTGGCATTACGCCAAAAGTGATTGATATGGGATTGCCAGTAGATAAACCCAAACACGAAATTAAATGGCACAACGGAAGTGAGGTTACGCCTTCTGATATAAATGGAGATACGGCCGGCGGTTATGTGAGCATAGATGGCGAGAATTATGTTATAACAAAAATTATTGGCGATGGTAAATTTCAAGCCGTTGAAGCGATGTCTATTCCGCCAACACTTAGAGTTGCTTTTGCTAATGGCACACTTACAGCAGAACAAAAGAAATCCATAACAGATATTGTTGCGGAAGATTTTGATGTTTCTGTTAAACCGTCTGCGGGTCAACAATCAATAGAAATAACCCCAGAGATTAAAGCGATGGTAAAAGGTGAAGCGCCAACATTAAAGAAACCAAGTGGCGTGGAACCGTTTAAACAGGCGGAAATTAAAAAAGTTTCCGATAATTTATTAAAGAACAATCCCGATATAATCCAAAAGGACGCAGAAGCAATGGCACGAGATGTGATTAAAAATAGAAAATTTAATCAAGCCACAAAAGGAGCAGAAGTTAAGGTTGGAGATACCATAACCCTACAAAGTAAATCGGGAAAAACCGACACAATTAAAGTAACCAAGATAACAGATAAGCAGTATATTGGGATTGGCAAAGAAGGAACATCAATGGGCCTACCGTTAGGATTTGCAAAAGACAAGTGGAGCATTATTGAGAAACCAGCAGAACCAGTCAAGAAACAACCGAAACCCGCCAAAACTATGCAACCTACCATTAAAACTACTCAAACAAGGTCGGGCAAGAAGGAAGTCCCAGCCCAAGAGTTCGCCTCAAAGATTATGCCTAAAAAGCCCACAATACCCACTCTGGGAGCATTTATGGTCAAAGATGGCGTATTATCGGCTACAGACCTTGAAATGGCCCTACGGCTCAAATCTGACCTTAAGGATGGCCTATACAGGATGGTTGGCAAAAACGCCATACCAGTTGTGCCTTCTGATGGGATGGAAGTAAAGGACTTCCCAATTATCCCTGAAGTTAAAGGCGAACCAGCGTTTACTGCACTTAACGAAAACCTCACCGCAGAAATAAAAACTGCGATGTTATCAATTTCAAAAAATGAAATCAGGCCAGAAATAACGGGAATAAGAGTTGAAGTTGACGGGAAATCAATTAAAATTTTTTCCACAGACGCGTTCAGGTTATATCACCGCAAGGTGTATGGCAAGGTTGCCGGTAAAGCAGAGTTTATAATTGGCAATGTTGATAAGTTGGCCAAAGTATTACCTGCCGTTGGCCCGAAGGTTGATATTACATACGATGAAAAAAATGGTTTGATAAAATTCTCTGGTGCAAACGGAGAGATTGTTGCACGAAAAATAGAAGGAGATTATCCTAAACTTGACCAAGTATATCCTGAATTTACAAAACAATACATAGTAGGTAAGTCCGATATGGAAAATGCGCTGAAAGAATTAAAGCCATTTGCCGATGAAGATCCATTAAAGGCAGTTGAAATTGATGTTGAAGGGAATTATATTAAATTGAAAAATATCCCACACACCAAAGATACTCCCACAAAAGAAGTCAAGATACTGATGAGAGATTCAGATGTTGAAATTCCGAGCAATGTTCAGGAAGGGGTTTTGGTTATGCCAATGTTGGGCGTGAGCGGAGAGAGTAGTGGAATTACGCGACTAAATCATAAATACATAACTGACGCTGTAAATTCATTAGACAGTGAAACGATTCATTTTTATACTCCAAAGAAAGCAGACAAAAGTCCATCGCTATTTACCGATAAAGATAAGTGGGAATTAAATTTAACCAAAGAGCCAAAACAAAAAGCGCCATCAGGAATAGCTTCTGGCGAAGGTAGTAAGATAGGGACATTTGAAGAACTGGCCGGAATACAGGATAAGTCCCCAGAACAATTTAAAATTTACGAAAAGATAAAAGCGTTAATTGACAAATACGCATTGACAATCGGGGAAGGTTATCTTCCGCGCAATGCTTTAGGCGTTTATTATAGGGGAACAAAGAATATCAGAATCAGCGGTATGAACGCCTTGTCTATCGCTTCACACGAAATAACTCACTTCTTGGATTTTGCATATAAAATATCGCAACGCTTGATGGGAATTAGGGGTTATGCCTCTAACGGAAATGCGTTGTATTCAAAAGACACCGCCAAATTAAGAAAAGAAATGACTGACATTTACGAAAGATATTATCCCGGCGCGAAAAGAACCCACAAACTTGAGAAAAGGATGTTGGAAGGTTTTGCCGTGTTGCTTCAGAAGTATATTTCACAACCAACAACAATCGCTTCTGAATATCCGTATATCACAAAGGCCTTCTTAACTCCACAAGGTGAATTTTACGAACCGGTGATTGGCGATATTATAAAAGATTTACAAAACATAGTCGTAGAATATCAGGGCCTTAAGCCATTAGATAAGATTGGCGCAAGAGTTGTTAATGGAAAAGTTAATGTTAATAAAGACAGTTTCCTGAATTTCTTTGATAAATTTAAGACAGAATTTGCGGACCAAGTTTATCCTATTGAAAAATTAGCCAAGTTAAGTGGGACACATTTTACAGTTAAAGATCCTTCATTATGGATAAGGCAGTGGAACAATTCCAACGCCATAATTTTGAATAACATAAAAGGCGACAGAGGTTATTGGGGTTGGCGCAATGGTGAAATGAAAAAACTCCACGATTATAACTGGAAGAATTTTGTTGGAGAAATGCAACAAGAAAAAGTCGCAGAAGAACTTGGATATTATTTAGTGGCCAGACGAGAGTATTTCCTTTATAAAGAATTAAACGCAATGGCCAAAGATGACCCTGCACGAGTGGAACTTCAAAAGATTCTTGACAACGATGGCTTCACGGAAAAAGAAGTTACCGATGCTTATTTGGAAAACAAAGACAGATTCGCAGAGATAGAAAAGAAATATGATGTATTGGTTCGCGAGGACCTTAACTTCTTATCTGATAATCAGGTTCAATTATTATCACCGGAAGAATATACAAAGATGGTTGACAAAGAAGGTTATGCCTCATTTAAAAGATACATCTATGATGAAGTTGTCGGCGAAGAAGGCGGAGCAATATCAGGATTTAGAGTTGGCCGAACAAAAGTTTCTTCGTTATTAAAGAGAACTGGTTCGCAAAAACCAATTATCAATCCTGTATATTCGGCCATAAAGAATCACGCCGAAGCAACGCGCAAGGGATTAAAACAAATTGTCTATAATAGGATGTATGCAATTTCAGATAAGTTTCCAGAACTATTCCAACAATTACAATTAAAGGTTATTCCGAGCGAAGGAAGGTTAATGTTCCCGCAAGAGAAAGATCCGAATATCATTATGGCCAGAAGCGGATATGACAGAAAGCCGATATTGGTTGATTCCACAATAAAGAGAACGATTGATGAATTATTAAATCATACCAATTTAAGTGTCTTTGAAAGATTATTGATGGGTTCAAGCAGATTCTTCACAAAGGGAACAACAGGATTGTTTCCGGGCTTTGCCATTACCAATTATACTGTTGACCAAGTAACCGCAATAGCACAGACCAGAAATAATTATATTCCGATTTATGACCCATTAAAGAAATTGGTGAAGATGTTAAATCCAGAAAATCAAGAACATCTGTTTTTGCAGGAATATCTTGTTATGGGCGGTGAGCGCCAAACATTTGTTGGTTGGCAAGATTTGTCGCCAAACGAATTATTTGACGCGATAGCCAAAGAAAGACAAGGCATATTAAAGATAGTTGACTGGGCCAACGCTGGCGCAAGTTTCTTGGCACTACCTTCACAGTGGTCCGAAATTATGACCAGAGCAACCGAATACATTAAATCAAGACAAGCAGGTAAGACGGCTATCGTAGCGTTAGAAGAAGCTGGTCGTGTAACCGCTCCGTTCCATCACATAGGAAGATGGGGTGGTGGCAGAGTTGGCCAAACATTTATAAAATCAATTCCATTTTTCAATCCAGCAATTCAGGTTTTAGCACAAGCCGGAGAAACATTAAACACGCCAGAAGGCAGAAAAAGGTATTTATTTACAGCATTGGCCGTTATTGCAACATCAATCGCTGCAACTGGTTTAGTGTTGTCGGTAGGGACGGAAGAACAGAAACAACTTTATTCCGATATTCATCCTGACGAATTAAATAAGTATATTTGGTTACCGAATCCAAACGGAAAAGATTTGATTAAGATTAGGGTTCCCGACCAGATGGAATTTATCGCAACGCTTATCAATATGGCTTGGACCGATAAGAAACTTCAATCAAACTATACTGCAGGAGAATATCTGAACGCTGGTCTATCTTGGTTGCCATCACAATTTGATATTAGCCAACCAGAAAAAATGTTAATGTCTTGGGTCCCGCAACTGATTAAACCCGGAGTGCTTACTTTGGCTGGAGTTAAAGATTTCCCCAAGATAATGCCGATGGAAAGCCAACTGATGCAGAGCAGATCGCCAGAATACAGGTATAACGAAACGACATCGCCTGTTGCGAAGTGGCTGGGAAGCACATTAAAGATGTCGCCAATTAAAATTGATTATCTTTTAACCGGTTATTTGGGTCGGGCCAGTGGATTCATCACTGGTAAACCGGGCATTTATAATCCGCTTAAGTCAATGAATAGGGAGTATTACTTTACTTCTGGCCGTAAATTGAATAGTTATTATGATTTACGCGAGAAGAACGATAATGATTACTATGATTATACTCACAAACTTAAGACATTTTCTAAGGATGAAGTTAAGGAGATTATAAATCAAAGAGGAAAGATAAGTTCCATATACGAATTGCTTAAGGTGTATAGAACGCTTGATGAAAAGACGCAACCAAAAACAATGCAAAGATTAAGAAACCAAATTTTAGAGAAAGTAGATAAACTATGATTAAGTGGGCCTTAAAAGTTCTCCCGTTGTTATTCCTGTGCTTCGTTATCTGTTACGCGCTGATTTGGTTATTGTGGGAATTTGTTTGGTTGGCAATTCCAATATGGATTCTGTTCGGATTTATCGGAAAGAAATATAACATAAGTAAATCGTAATACTATGGAAATTGATAAACTGTTAGACATTGGAGCGATCGCATTTATCTTTGCCTTGTGCGTAAAAGAATTTTTCGCATATTTAAAAAATAAGAAAAACGGAAACTCCAGCGGTGTAATGTCACAAGCCATTTTGGGTGAATTGACAAGAATGAATAATAATCATTTGGAACATATACAGGATTGTATGGTTACAAATAATAAAGATTTAATCAAAACGATTCACGATGATAATACAAAGATGATAGAAATTTTAGGCCGTATTGACGGAAAATTAGGTAAGTAAAACTGGCCAGAAGGGGTCAGTTTTATTATCCGGCTGATACCTTGAGGTTAAACGGCGTTGGATTAAAGACCATAAACTTTACCAACATTAAGTCCGTGATGAAGCTCATTACTTCAATCAGCCATAATATGATTGTGGATAACTGTTAGTAGAAGGGTATTGACAAGTGAATTATTTTAGACCATACTAAAATTAGCAACGCTGGATTAGTCGGACCAGCAATAAGAATTAAAAATAAAAATAATAATTATGAGTGAATTATCTAAAACATCGTTATTGATTATTGCCTCTATTTTAACTTCTGTCGGCGGTGCGTTACTTGCCGGAGCAGACAAGGTATGGGGTGCGATACTTTTACTCGGAGCTGTTGGCATATTGATCCTACGAGGTTTCTTGAAAAAGAAAGGGATTGATATTGAAGCGCAATTAAAAAAATAGTTGGGTTAGCAATAATACCCCTGTTGACAATCCTTGTAGTCGCAGGCCAGTCCCTTATTGTAGAATCCCAACAGAGTTATTTGCCACCGCGAGTGATGTCCGAACACGAAATTATAATGGATGCAATTAAGGTAGCAAATAATTTATACCCAGCAGTTTCAACGGAAACACTTCTTGCAATAGCAAAATGCGAAAGTGGAATAAAACACACTGGAGTATGGGGTGATTCCGGAGATGCCTATGGTTTGTTCCAATTCCATCTGCCAACCTTCAAAGGTTTTTGTGAAGGAAGTCGTGAATCAATTTACGATCAAGCCCTTTGCACGGCCAAGATGATAAGCAATGGAAAACAAAATCATTGGACCTGTTGGCACAAGATTCCAAAAAATTTACAGGTCGTAGAAAAAAATGAAAGTTAAAACATTTGATAAAATTATAATAGCGTTAGGAATTATTGACGGATTATTACTTATCTTGGTTTTAGCTTGTATAATAAATTAAATAAAAAAAACAAAATGTCAAACGAAGAAATAAAAGATCCAGAAACCGGTGAAGAAAAAAGTGAATTAGAAACCGGAACTATGGATGCGACAGATACGCCAGAAAAAGAAGAAGAAGCGGAAGACAAAGAAGAAGTTGAAGAAGGCGAAACAGAAGACGAAGAATAAATTAAATCAAAAAATACAGAAATTACTCTGTATTTTTTGTTATATGGTGTATAACACTTGACAAGGTATTTATTTTTGCTATACTTATAATATAGGGTATAGCCCTGTGGATAACTATAACAAAGGTCGGAAATAATAATTAAAATAATAAATAAAATTATGCAAACAAAAACAAAAGAAGTGGCGAGAGTTCTCATAAATTGGGTGGCCCTTCTTTCTTTTTTACTCGTGATATTTGCAGTGATTGCAAATGTGTTTAATGTAAAAGTTATTGATGCAATTTTAAGATGCTCCGGTTGGGCGTTTTTTATTTTGCTTTGCGGGATAACTGCAGTGTGGTCGTCAAATGTAAATTAAAGGTCGGTTAGAATAATAATTAAAAAGTAAAATCAAATTTATGGACAGCAACAAAAATTTAGTTGCAGCCAAAGAAGCGCAAGATTTCAAAAAGAAGTTGATGTTGGTTAATGGCCCGTTCAATGCAAAACAACTTCTGATGATTTTACAGAAAACCCCAAAGGAACATATTTATCGCAGGAAAGGAAAAGGTGGTATGGAGTGGGATTATGTTACCGGTGTTTATGTAAAGAAGGTTCTGAATTATACTTTTGGTTGGTTGTGGGATTTTGAAGTAAAGGAACACGGCCGAGAAAAAAGTGAAGATGGAGAACTTGTGTGGATATTGGGAAGATTAACGATTAGAGATAAATCTGGCAGGACAGCAATCGTTAAAGAACAGTTTGGTCGCGCAGATGTGAAGTATAAAAAAGGAACAAAGATTCCCGTTGACTTCGGAAATGACCTTAAAGCAGCGTCAACTGACGCTCTTAAGAAGTGCGCTTCAGAACTTGGGATAGCTTCTGATATTTATGGAAGCAATGAGTTCAAGGAAATTCAGAAGGTTGACAAAGGATTCGCAGGGCCTGAAATGAAAGACCCGTCAGATCCAAAACCAGTTAAGACAAATACTCCGGCCCAAAAGGTTAATGAATTAAAGGGGATGTTGAAGGGAGCAAATGACGCAGAGAAATTATTGAATCTTAAGAAAAGAACTGGAATCGTGTTACACTCGTTTGATATTTCAGAGAAACACGCGGGAATAGTTGTGGCCACTTTACTTAATGGTGAAGTGAAATAATCAAAATAATAATACTACAATGAAAGAAACAAAAATAGTTAAACTTTACGATGATAAAGTGGAAATCAAATTTGTTACCGATCACGCTGACAAACACGAATACTATGACGCAAAAGGAAAAAGGTTGTATGGGGTTACTTATTATACCGGAGTAATTGACAAGAGTGCCGCACTTCTTGGTTGGGCAGTTAAAATGATGGGTGAATATCTGTTACAGGAAAAAGCAAATGGCAATGACATAATAACAGAAGCAATTATAGAGGTGGCGAAAAGAGAATACAGAAATGTTAAGAAAGAAGCAGCTGACATCGGTAAAGAAATTCACGCTTGGATTAGCGATAAGATAACGGGAAAAAATCCCGAAATACCAGACAACAAAAGGGTCGTTAATGGAATCAGTGCTTTTCTAAAATTCCAAAAGGAACACAATGTAAAATGGTTGGAGAGTGAAAGGTTGATATTTTCAAAGATACATAAATATCCGGGAACCGTTGATGCTATAGGAAAGATTGGGAAGGATTTAATTTTGTTTGATTTCAAGAGTTCAAAGCCATCAAGGGTTTCTCCTGACGGAATTTATCCCGAACACGCAATACAGACAGCGGGTTATCAGTTAGCGTGGGAAGAAGAAACTGGCAAGAAGATTGATTACAGAATAATTATTGCTCTTGATAAAGAAACTGGGGACTTCAGATTCAGAGAGTTCAAAGATAATGCCAAAGATAAGAAAGCGTTTATAAATTGTGTTAATCTTAAGAGGAGATTAACAGATTTATCTTAAATCTTATGAAATCACATCCAGAGATAAAAACTGAATATCTGATAAAATTATACAAAGGTGGTTGTTCGTTACCAGAAATAAGCGAAATGGTTGGCATTACCAATCAGGCGGTCTGGGAGCGACTTAAAAGGTCGGGAATCAAATTGCGTTCGCCAAAAGAATCTGTTGAATTGGCATATAAAAGGGGTAGGTTAATAGTCCCCACTGGCAAGAATCATCATAGTTGGAAGGGTGGCAGGAATAAAAATAAAAGTGGTTACATAGTAATAGTTGTTAGACAAAAAAGGTATTTTGAACATAGGATAGTATGGGAAGATGCACACGGGAAGATACCGGCAGGACATATTATTCATCATCTAAACGGAATTAGGGATGATAACAGGTTAGAAAATTTATGTTTATTACCGAGAGAAAGACATTCTCCGTCCACTATCATTGAGCCACATCAGATCAGAATACGAGAGTTAGAAGAACAATTAACCAAAATAATATGGCAGAAGAAAAAATAGTATTAAAAATTCCAGCAACGATTAGTAAGATAACCACGATGGCCGATAAGGGAATTAGGATTCAGGTTGACACACAAGAATTACATCCCGAAGACGCAGGAAGGGTTATGTTGCTGAATAATAAACTTGGTTGGTTTGTTTTCGCCGAACAATTATCGCAGGTAGATATTGAAAATTTACCCAAGATAGAAGTTGATGAAGAATCAGGTGAAGAACAACCGGCCACGAGATTACGCAAAGTATTATTTGTCTTCTGGAAACAACACAAGATTCAAGAACCATTTGATGCTTATTATAAAAGGGCTATTGAAAAATTCATCAGTAGCGTGAAGGAAAAATTAAATTAGTATGGAAGATATACAAAAAATCATAACTGAAGTGTGTGAGAAATACGGAATAACAGAGAAGGAACTTAAGGGTCCTTCAAGAATTTCCCTGTTTGTTTCTGCGCGAAAAGAGTTATCGCAGAAATTAAGAAAGGTAGGGTTGTCTTATTCAAGTATTGGGTTTATAATAAATAGGAAGGACCATTCCACTGTTATAAACTATCTAAAGTAAATCAATATCTATGGAGGAAGATACAAAACACTATTCTTATTATACCGTAATGCCAACTTGGCTTTTAATGGAAAAGAAAGTTCCATCAAGGGCTAAGTTGCTTTACGGAAGGATAGTGTCTTTATCGGATAAGACGGGTTATTGTTGGGCCAGTAATGATTATTTGTCAAAAGAAACGGGAATACCAAAGAGAACTATGCAGGTATATCTGATGTTGTTAGAGCAATACAAATTGATCAAAAGGGTAATTAAAAAAAGAATTGGTGGTGGTTGGACCAGAGAGATATGGCTTGTTGATAAATTTGTTAATAACTCTGTTAATAAGCGGTTAAGAAGTGGTGAGCAAGGTGCAGATTCTGCACGGCAAGGTGCAGAAAACCACACCAATCCTGCATATCAAGGTGCAGGGGTTAGAGCTAAGGACTGCACTATAGTATATAGTAAAAGAATAGATAAAAGTATTACGGATAATAAATCTTTAAATTTAAAATCTTTACGGAACGGACTAACGAAAAAAATGCGTATGCAAAAATAATTCGTTAGATAAATTTATGAGCAGTTTAAAAGCACAAGAAATCTATATTCCAGAAAAATGTAATTGCTGTGGCCAAACTAAAACATACATATTATCAATAGACGCTGGAACAGTAGATATTCTTAAATCGGTAGCACGAGCAATAATGCTTAAAGGCATAAATGCTATTCATCCGCGCAAAGAAATGGAAGTTAAGGAAGGCACGATGGATTATGATTTAATGGTTAAGGAAGGTAAACTGACTTCAAATATGGTGGGAAATTTATCAAGACCACGCTTTCACGGATTGATTGCACATATCGTAGGTTTTCCCGGCAGTTATTGTTTAACATCAAAAGGCGCAAGATTCTTAAAAGGCGAAAGTATTGCGCGTTATGCAATAATTGATAAGGTTACGGGCCATCAAATAGGTTATTGGAACGATGAAAAATATCAAATAAATATAAAAGATTTTACAACTGATGAAGAATACTGGGAAGGAATAAATTACGATATTCGCGAAGGTCAGGTAATTACAAAAATTGAAAAGGATCCGGTAACCCAAACTCAATTATTTAAAACAAATGGCAAAATATAAAATAAAAAGTTCTCTGATTCAGCACTCTTGGTTTGAATCTGTGATTCACAAGACGCTTGATATGTATGAAAACGGCGAAGATTTGGTGAATTGTCCCCTTAACGAATTTCAGAGAAATTATATGACTTGGGGTGGAAGACATCGGGACCTAACAAATGTTGCAGATTTTGAAAGTGCATTGATGGTTAGGTTAAAGAAGTTTATTCAACTATACGAAGATATTAAAAAAGACGGTTACGATGAAAGCAAAGAACCACTATTCGTATATTTTGATGATGACGGGTTTATAAATCTTTACGATGGCCATCACCGCTTAAGTATTATCAGGTATTTGGGAATTGACCCTGAAATATGGGTAAGCACTGATTGGGATTCAAAGGGGATAGACCCAGACGGAATTGTTGGAAAGGATTTCCCTTTGGTTGAAAAACTAACAAGTAGGTTTGACGGTAGGCACTATATGTATAACTGGATTGGCGATCCGCGCTTATCAGATTTCACTTGTCAAAGGCCAGATGGTCCGGAACGGTTGAGGTTTATGTTGGATGAGATGGTTGGGTCAACGGTTTTAGACATAGGTTGTTCAGAGGGGTATTTTAGCCATCATCTTGCGAAGGCAGGATATAAGCCAACGGCCGTAGATATACTTCCGATGTTGGTTTCAGTGGCGAGGTATTTGGCCACGATTCAAAATGTTAATGTGAAATGTGTTACCGGCGACTGGAAAGAAATAATCCGAGAAAGAAAAACTCCGTTTGATAACATATTATATCTTTCAGTTTTGCACAACGAAGTAAATGCTATCGGGGAACAAAGGGCATTTAGCAATCTAAAATTATTCAGGGGAAAAGTTAAAAGATTGTTTATTGAAGTTCCCGACATTAAAATACAAAAGGATTGGGCGTTTGCTTTTGACCTGATAAAATTACTTCCGCGCCTTGAAAGAGAAACCGGTATGAAGGTGGAAAAAGTTTTTGAAGGTTATCGGCCAATTATATTATTAACAAGTAAAATACTATGATATGGAAACAAAAGAAATTTTAGTTGAAAATGTTAATGGTTATAAAATGTTATTGCACGAGAAGGACCATCCTATCACTTCTTCAATCAAAGAAACTGGTATTTGGGAACCAAGAACAACACAATTTATTATTGACAACTTACAGGCCGGACAGGTATTTATGGATATTGGAGCGAGTGTAGGATATTATTCTTTATTGGCTTCGGGAATTGTTGGCCATAACGGAAAAGTGTTTTCGTTTGAGCCATTAAAAAGAAACACGGATTTATTCTTGAGAAATTGTTTTGATAACAAGATTAAAAATGTTGTGTTATTCCCATACGCATTATCTGATGTTGATAATCAATACCTGAAACTTTACACTGGCGGAGCAGAAGGACAATCAAGTTTAAATTATGAAGCGAAAAGTTCCGAAGAAGTTTTGGTCAGGAGATTTGACGAGATAAACAAGAAGGAAGGAATAATGCCAGATATGATTAAAATTGATGTTGAAGGAAACGAAAGAAAGGTGCTTGAAGGGATGAAAGAGATATTGGAAACCAAACGAGAATTGACAATCGTGATGGAAGATTATATGGGGGAAACTGCGGACTGGCTGATTGAGAATTACGGGTTTAAAGTTATTACAACAGAACGCGCATACGGAAATTATATCTTGGTAAAGAATCAAAAGAATGTAAAGGCAAATCCCGAACCGATGACTTTTCATCTGTTGGGGACTTTTCAAACACCAACGAATAAAAAAGAAGGAGTGGGCTATGCTTTTTGCGCCAAGATAATGCACCTTGCGAAAGTCCTGAAATACTTGGGCCACTATGTTATCTTTTACGGAGCAGAAGGATCGGAAGTGGAGTGTGATGAATTTGTGCAGGTATTATCAAAAGATGAATTGCCTAAAGAAGTTTGGGAACATAAGTATATTGAAGACACAAATCATATTGCGAATCGTTTATTTAATGAACGCACAACTGCGGAAATCAAAGCAAGAACATCGCCTTATGTTTATTCAAGAGATATTCTTTTAATCCCAACTGGCTCACATCAGAAACCAGTGGCCGATAATTGTGGTTTGAGATTGATGGCCGAAATGGGAATTGGTTATAAAGGAATTTTCGCCGAGAATAAAGTATTTGAAAGTTATACTTGGATGCACTGGAATTATGGATTCGCACATCAAACAGAAGGGAAGTTCTATGACGCAGTTATCCCGCCTATATTTGACCCAGAAGATTTTGAATATCGCGCCAAGAAAGATGATTACTTTTTGTTCTTGGGAAGAATTGCATTTAACAAGGGAGTAACGATTGCCAAAGAAACCTGTGAAGCAATCGGAGCAAAGTTAAAGGTCGCGGGGATAGATTATGGGATGGATATTAAGAGTCCAAATGTTGAAATGGTCGGATTCGCTGATCTTGAAAAACGGAAAGAATTGATAAGCCACGCTAAGGCAGTTTTTATTCCGTCAATCTATATTGAACCGTTTGGTTATATCGTAATAGAATCTGCAATGTCCGGAACACCAGTGATTACCACTGACTACGGTGCGTTTGTGGAAAATGTTATGCACGGCAAGACGGGATTCAGATGTAGAACTTTGGCCCAATTTATGTTGGCTGCTAAAAACATTGACAAAATAAAACCAAAGGACTGTAGGGAGTGGGCGATGGAATTTACTTTAGAAAAAGTCGCGCCTATGTATCAGGAGTATTTTGAGCAATTACAAAATCTTTATCAGAAAGGATGGTATGCTCTTGATAAATCCCAAAAAGACATAATGAAAATAATTAAAAAATAATATGTTCAGGCCAGACAAAAAACTTAAAAGAAAAAAGCAACATAAGGATTGGCGCAAGAAGGCAAACATCTTGTCGGCGTGGAAAAGAAACCACGATCAAGAGAAAGAAAAACCGCCAGTAAAATATCCCAAATCAAGGAAAGTAACATTAAAAAAAGATGAGCAAACCAAAAGTAAAAACGAGAAAAGAAGCGTTAGAGGCCCTGTGGGACCAAACAATGATTGACATCGCCGAATCAGAAGTTAAAATCGCCCTGTTAGAAAAGAAACAACCTGATGAAGTTGTCTTCAACCAGCAAGAATCTTTTTTGGGAAAACCTTTTAACAAGGAATACACGGCCCAGATGTTGATTGATAAAGAAAAAGATAAGTGGCGCGGGAATATGGAAGTATTGGAAACGATTAAGGAATTGCTAAAGAAGGCCAAATAAAAAAGCTGTGCTTCCTTTGCAAATAGCACAGCGAAAAACTGAATAGTTTATTACTTTATAACTTGACAAGTTCAATACTTCCCTACTTAATATGACGAATTAGAAAGGTTTTTGTTACAGTTATACATAAAATTATGCCAACTGATAGCCCCGAAAATAAATTTGAATTGACCATAAACGAACCCCAAGAATTAAAGATTTACTTCTTTATTGGCCGTAAAGTTTTAGATATGAATCACTTTGAAGAAAAGATTATATCTATGGTGGCTTACAATTTGGAAACTGCATTGGAACAGGGCCGGAAGGATTACGAAGGATATGTCGTAACCTATAACGGCCAGAACACAACGGTTAAATCCTTTCTAACTAAGTTAAATGTTGATTTCGGGATGTTTAATGCAGAACCGGCACCATCTATGAAGTTTGAGTTTCCGCCATTAACCCCACAAGAAGTAAGTTTTGAGCAATTCAGGTGTAATTTATTATTCGTGGCCGACAGATATGTTTCGGAGAAAGACCGCGAAGCATTAAAGCAGATAATAAAAAATCTAAAGAGATCTAAAAATGAGGCAATATCGCCACAACAAAGATAACAAGGGGATTGATGGATACGAGCATCGCTCCCATCGTTCCAAGAAAGACCAAAGAGAGTTCGTAAAAGATGTGCAAGTGAGTATTTATAAGAAAAAATTGGAAAAAATAAAAATTAAAGAATTGGAAGAAAATGAAACCTAAAAGCGCAATACAAAAAGGAAAGGATTTAGAGAATTATGTTGCAGAACAGTTATCGGCACACGATGTTGATATTATGGCCAAGCGCCAAACTGGATCAGGAAACGGCAAGAAGAAAGGGGACATACACACTTCGCTTGGCTGGACCATAGAGTGTAAGAACACGAAGAATTTTAATTGGAAAAGTGCAGCAGAACAGGTGGCCAGAGAATCTATGGGTTATCAAAAGGAAGTGATTGTTTGGCATCCGCCGAAGAAACCACTCGGTGATAGTATAGCGATTATAAACTTAGAAGAATTTATTGAGTTTCTAAAATTTAAGAAAGACCACGCCCAATCAGATGATATTCTGGATAAATATCAAATTAAAAATAATTTAGACAGAGCAGTTTATCATTTGAAACAAGTTGTAAAAAATTTATGACACTTCTCGGAAGAATATCAAAAAAATTGTGCGTAGGTTCCACTGGTCCATCGGGTCCGACTGGCGAAACAGTTCACGCCTTTCAATCTGGTCCAACCGGTGAATCTCGCCCAGTAAGAGCAGGTAAGACAGAAAAGATGTTTAAGAAAATGAAAACAGTCAGAACAATTTATATTCTAAAACACGATTTAAAGTGGTCAACTTTTAAAATGCTCCAGAAGACAATGGTTAAAGATTCCGGACCGAAGCCGATACAGGGAGAGAAAGCGATTTGGGAATTATTGAGGGACAGAAAGATTCTTTGTTGGTTTGCTGAAGATATGCCGAACGATATGGGAATTGGTTATAAAATTCCCCAAAGGTATAAAAAATGGAAGGTAAGCATAATTGGTAATGTGAAGTATGAAAAAACAAAATAAAAAATCCGCAATAAGTAAAACAAAGAAAAGAATTGGTGATTTATTATCAAGGATGGACTGGATGTTCAATACGAATCAAATGGACCGTAGTGTAATTTACCCAAAAGAAACCCCAGAACCAAATGAATTTGGCGATAGCGTATGCGCAGAGATATTCTATGACGAGAAATATCAGAGAGTTGAGATTAAAGTATTTCCAAACTTCTTCACAAAATCGCCCACAGAACAAAGAAAAATGTTATTACACGAACTGTGCCATACATTAACACTACCGGCCAAGTTAGAATCTCGTAAACTATTGGATGGCAAATTGATAACCGCAGATCAAATCGCTGAAACAAACGAGAGATTAACTTCAAAGATAGAAAACATCATTGATGATTTATTTCAGGGGAATCTAAAATACGCAAAGGTCGCATACAAAAATTATTTAAAATAAAATCGCCCCAAGAAATATGGAATTTCTAAAATCAATTATATTTATATTGGCAGTGATAACATTAAATGTCAGAATAGTAATGGCTATTTTCGGTAAGAAGGAAAAGAGAGTAGAGAATTTATGTTGGTGTATATTGTTTTATTTAGTGATGATGAGTTTTAATTTATAATTTTAATCTCCACTATTCTCACTAAAAATAGTGGACCATAAAAGCGTATGAGATTTGGAAAAAATCACAAAAAGGTTGGCGGGAGAAAACACGGGAGTAAGAACAAAAAGAAACTTGAGAAGGAAAAGTCCCTTGAAGTATATCAACAAGCGATTCTGCACGAATTGAAACCTTTAATGTCTGCTCATTTTGCAGTTGCCAAAGGAACGCAGATTATAATTGCGCGTGATAAGGTCTGGGATGAAAAGAAAAAGCGCAAAGTAAGAAAAGGTCGCTTCGTTAGAATCACAAGATTAGAAGACATTTTGGAATTGATGAACAGCGATCAAAACGAAGGCGAAGATTATTATATCATCTATACGCAAGATCCGAACCCAAAGGCCCTTGAGGATTTAATGAATAGAGTATTTGGAAAACCCAAAGAAGAAATGGACCTTAATGTGGGATTAAAAAGTTTGAAGGATATTCAAAATGTTAATCGTAAGATATTTGATTTGGCCAGAAAACAATTTATAAGCGAAACAAAACAATAACTAAACCTCACCTCAAAGGGAATAATTAAATAATTAACTAATGCGGTTTTCTTAAAAGAAAATCCGCTGAAAAGAAACGAATATGGTCAGACCAAGAATTAGAAAAAACATAGACAAGGCAATGAGCCAAGACATAGACACTGAAATGCCCAACAAAGTAAGAAATAATTGTAAATTGGCTTCTTGCTGGGTATGGGATAAAACCGTAAATGATTTTGTTAAAAATAAGGTTATTGGATATTCCCTAAATGTTTGTGCGGGACTATCTCCCATTGGCGATGTAAAAATTGATTTAGAACCACAGAATAAAAAAGTGGGGATGGCCGATATGAATAATTTGCCCTATAAAGACAATACCTTTGACACTGTTATTTCCGACCCACCTTGGAAGATAGGATTTTTCCAAAGAATGAAACCATTTTTTGAAGTGGTGAGGGTTTGTAAAATTGGTGGCCGAATAATTTATAATTGTTCTTGGCGACCCATAAGTAAAGTTGTCGAATTAGAAGAGGCAACCATACGCACAGACAATAATTGGAGTGGCGTTTCTGTTATTTGGATTTTTAAGAAAGTTAAAGACCTTGTCTAAAAAGGTAGGTTTCTTCTGCGGATTCTTTACAAAGAACCGCATAAAGAAAAAGTAGCTAATTCATTAACCAAAAAAGAAAAGGTATTATGAAAGACCCAATATCAAAATATGTAAAAGAAATACAAGAAAATCACGCCAAGATAATTGACGATTTTGTTAAGGCATTTATTGCGAGTAGGTGGGAAGATTATTTTAGCAAACAAAAGAAGATAGATTTTCGCAGAGTAAAACTTGTGATTGAGCAAAATTCTCCAACCATAGAGGGCAAAGTTATCACTAAGTATTATTGTGAATTAAAGAGAGGTAAATTATAACCAAAAAAGAAAAGGTATGTTAAAGATATGAGCAACACAATCCTTTCAATAATTCTTATCGCCTTATATTGTGGCCTGATGGCCCTGTGGTATTTTAAATTTATTAGAAAATGATTCAAGAATTTTTATTCCCAGCAGTAAATATAGATATTCCGATTGAAGGTTTTGACCGTCTGATAGATTTCTTTGTGCCTGAAATAATTGATCCATACATTAAGGCAGAAAAAGAAAAAATCCGCAACGATATGGTCTGGGTCAAGGCGCGTGAAGAATTTATCAACGATGATGAAACTGCTTGGGAAATGTCGCCGGGCGGATTAAGAATCTTTAAGGCAATCGTATTGAGGCCCTTTAATCGTGTTCAGATTATTTCATCAACACAGTATGGAAAAACCCTGACAGTGGCCAGAGGTTTATTGGAGAGAATCACAACATATCCCGAAGATTGGTTGGTTGTAGTCCCTGACTTGAAGCGTGGTAAGATTCTTTTGAATTATATTATCAAAGACACTTACAACAACAGATTTTTTAAAAGTAAATTGGTTGGAATAAATCTTGCCGAAAGAACTGCCCTGAATAGATTGCTTGAAGAAAAGAGTAAGGTTAAGTTGACATATCAGGTTATTGATGAAAACAACAAAATCCGATATGGTTCTGTTGAAATTATTTCTTGCGAAGCCCGAAGAAAACAGGATGTGATAAATTCTATTATGGGTTTTGGCGGAAGAAATGTTATTCAGGAAGAAGCATCGCTTGAAGATGATGAAGTTGATTCTGGTATATTTCGTATGTTGGCCGGTAAGGGCGAAGACACTTGTTTAATTAAAATTGGAAATCCTTTTTATAGAAATCATTTTTTAAAAACTTGGAAAGACCCACGCTATAAAAAAATCTATGTTGATTATGTTATTGGATTAGCAGAAGGTCGTTATGTTAAAGATTTTATTGAAGAAGCGAGAGAGAAGCCAAACTTTGGAGTGTTGTTTGAGTGTAGATTCCCAACCGAAAATGCCGTTGATGAACATAATTGGTCCAATCTTATTACGCAAAGCGAATTGGAAAACGCCCTGACTGATGACTTTAATCCTTTTGGAGTTCCCGCTTTAGGCGGAGATCCGTCTGGCGAAGGAGATGACGAAAGCGTGATTGTTGTAAGATGGCGCAATGTGGCCAAGATTGATTATGCTTCTAACACTGTTGATTCAATGGACTTTAGCACCGAAATCGCAAAATCAATAGACGCTTATAACATAGATGTTCGCGCCTGTTCCGTTGATAATGTTGGTGTTGGCCAAATGTTGCCCGGCAAGATGAAAGAAATTGGTAAGCCAGTAACAGGAATAAATGTCGGTGAAGCGTGTGATACTCCAGAAGCACAGGCACAATTCGTAAACAAGAGAGCCGAACTCGCTTGGGCCGTAAGAACTTGGATTCAGGGTGGTGGTAAGTTGTTACGAGATCCACGCTGGTATCAGTTGCTTAACATAAAATACAAAGAAGACAACAAGCGCAAGTTAAAGATAATGACCAAAGATGAAATGAAGAAGAACGGAATTGCCAGTCCAAATGCTTTTGACGCTTTAATGTTGACCCTTGCCAAGTCACAGTTGTTTTATACAAAGACACTGGCCCAAGATTTCTTTGAAAGAAAAATGAAACAACAACAAGCGCAACAAAAGCGTGGGCCAAAAGGTAAGCCATTTAAAATGACAGGTTACTAAAATGCCAGAAATAAAACTAACAACCGAAGAAGAAAAAGTTTTAATCTTAATAAAACAGAAACAGTTATCTTTTAAGAACTGTAAAGATTTTTTGGAACTTTTCTGTTTATGTATTGAAAATGGTTTATTCGTTTGTAAAAACGGAAAGAAAATAATTCACTTTGATAATAATGGTATGTTGCGTCAAATAGAAACGCAACAGATTGATTTTAAAAAATAAAATTATGATAATATGTAAAATATGTAATCCAAATAATCCAGAAGCAAATGGTTATTGTGCCGAACACAGTTCAGGTGGAAGTGCTTATATTCCACACATAAAGAATCAGGACCCGACATCAAAATTCTTTGAAAAAATTGTTGACAATATGTCGGAAGAATTAAGAATCGCAATGATTGCCGGTTGTGAATTGGAACACGGTTACGATAATTTAATGGGAGTGTATAAAATCAGAACAAAATATCCGATAGCAATTCACAAATCAGACGGAAGAATTTTTGTTTATGAAGATAGGGGAAGTTTAAGCTTAGAGTTAAAAAGAGTTTTAGAATAAAGTTCTTTCAAGATTGCCTGAAACAAGCAAACTTGCTTACTGGTTTTAACATCATCTCCCAAGAGATGATTACATAAATATCATCAAACAAGATTGCAGGAAACAAGCAAACTGGAAAAGGAGGAGTGATGAAAGTCGCGCATCTGAATCGCATCCGCAATCGCGAACACAGGGCCAGAAAGCGTTTTATGACAACACATCATCTCGTTCCAAAGTCAAGAGGTGGCAATGGCGACAAGAAAAACCTTTTAAGGTTATGGTCCGACAAGCACGAGGCGTTTAACACTTTATTCGGTCCATCTTCAACCATTGATGAAGCAATCGCAGTTTTAAAACGATTAAAACAAATCCACGATCTATGACACAACGGCCGGAACACTTGGCAAAAAAACGCACACTTGCAGTCAAAGAGTGGCTGTTCCGGCCATCTCTTTTATCCACACTTGACAAGCGATTAAAAAAGGCCTATACTAAAAATAGATAGATTCCGCTAACCATATCACGGCGCGGTGTCTAAGCTAAGCGAGATATTTTTATTTCATTTAGTTTAGATACTGCGCTTTTATTTTATGCAAAAAGAGAAAACAGAAAATAAGACGGAATTAGCGTATATCCCAACAGCTCAAGAAAAAAAGGAGTTGCAATTTGTGTATGACGAAGTTGATGATATGGTGCAAGAAAGAAATAAGACGCGCCGACAATTTAACGACAGAACATTATTACAATTCGTTGATGATTCAGAAAAAAGAGTTCAGGGATATGTTCCGGACCGTGCATCGCAAGGAAAAGAAGATTGGCAATCAAATGTTTTTAATCAATCAACGAGAAATAAATTAAAGGCGTTAGTTGCAGGAGTTGCAAATACACCGCCAACACTTCGCTATAAGGCCGTCAATTTACTTGACGGTGGTTTTGATTTAAAGCGCAGTGAAGTGATGAAAAATCTTGTAAGTTATTCCCGATATAAAACAAATCCAGAAACAGAAATCTTTTGGGAAGCGTGGACTTGTGCAACGCAAGGAACAATCATTAAGTATGACGGTTATTTAAAAACAAAATATAAAAGAAAATTTATCAAGAGTTATGATTTGGTAACTGGCGATATGGAATTTGACGAAAGAGAGGTGCAGGTTGCCGATCACTGTGTTGATGTGCAAGTTCCTATATCAGAATTTTTTATCAAGGACTTTTTTATCCACGATGTTCAAGAACAACCCGCAGTAGCGTGGATTAGATATTTAGACAGGACAACAACCGAACAAGAATTTGGCCACTATAAAAATTGGGACAAAGTTTTCAATAAAGCGCAGGTTGGCAATTATCAATCAGACACAAATACATTTTTTTATGACAGATGGAAGCAGAGAGTGTCTGGTGATAACGAATACGAGGTTATAAAATACTATAATAGATTTCGCGACACCTATGATGTTGTTATCAATGGTGTTTTATTATTATCTGCGCCGATGCTTTGGGGTAGAAGCGATAAACTTTATCCGTTTGCAAAATCAATCTTTGAACCGTTTGCAGGAAAAGATTTCTTCTATGGAAACTCTTTGCCAAATGCAAATATGGATGTTCAAGATGTTATCAATACACTTTACAATATGTCGTTAGATAAAACTTACCGATCAATGAATCCGCCATTGCTTGCTGGAATTAAAAATAAGGACCTGCTTGAAATGGAAAACGAATCAATCGGGATGGAAAGCACAATTTATGTTGAAGATGTTAATCAGGTCCAATATCAAAAGATTCCCGGCATTACTGATTCTGAAATGGCAATGATTAAATGGGTTGCGCAAGGTATGGATATGGGGACGCTTGATGTAAATCAGCAAGGTATGGCCACTCGTGGTGTTACGGCCAGAGAAATTGTTATCGCAAATGAAAATGCCAAGAAACTTAAAGGAATCTTCTTTATGTTCTTGACTGACCTTTGGGTCCAAAAAACAAAATTAAGAGTTTTGAATATCTTGCAGAACTATACTTTGCCGAAGGTTGAAGAAATTGTTGGCGAAGACGGAACCAAAACATACAAAGAAAGTTTCCGAACCTTCTTGGTTGAAAAGAGTGAGTTTCCAAATGGCACAACAGGAACACTTGCAATTCAGATGGTTGGGAACAATAAACAATTACCAACCAAAACCGAATTAGATATTGAAGAAGAAAAATACAGAATACAAGGCGAGAACTTTCAGAAGGTAGCAATGACTTCTGATTATCTTGACAATTATGATTATGATGTTCAAATAATTCCTGAAAGTTTATATCAAAAAGATTCAGCAGAAGCACAGGCGTTGGTGCAAGAGAAAATAAAAACTATGATGATTGCCTTCCCACAAATCTTCTTACAGAATCAAGGAGTTGTCTTTAGTGATTTCACAAAAGCATACGGTGAAGATGAAAGTAAATATAATTTAACCCCGCCACAACCAACACAACCAAGTGGCCCAACAGGAGCAAATGGTCCTACGGGAGCAGAGAAACCTGTTGTAACTGCGCCAGTTGTTTAAAGGTCGGCAAAATAATTTATGAAACTATTTTTAATCCGAATACTGTTTCGTCTTCTGCGAGTTCCCAAAACAAAGGGTGGCGTTAATGCCGTGCAGATGAGAGAGTGGCTTGGACTGCAATATCCGGTCAAAGGATTCAGAGATTATATTGAATCCCGCGATATGGCCATCTTGCAGAATATGGGTGAAGGAGCGGACAGGGAAAATTATTTATTACTTATTGGTCAGAGAATTGAATTGGGAAGATTACTGACCGAAGCAAAAAATAATTTTAACAAGGCGGAAAGAGAAAGGTTAAAAAAGAAAAATGAAAGTATTAACAACAAGAAAGGTTAATCTCGCAATTTGCTGGAGTGGATTAAGAGGTGTTGCCCCAAAAGATTTTCCAAGTGTAAATGAATTGGACCAAACATCAACAATTCTCGGCAAGTTAAAAGAAGCAGTCAAAGAGTTCGTAGGCATAATTGAAGAAGGTGAAAAATTAAATACCGAATTGATGACAGGAAAAGTCAAAGGAGATGAGATTGAAAAAAGAAAAAAAGAATACCTTAAAAATTCTGCAACAGTAGAAAGTGAAAACGATAAAGAAGTTGTGTCAGTGGAATTTGAACCCGACACCTTCAACACTTTCTTTCAGCAATTTGAACGCTGGGGGAAAAACTGGTTTGTGAAAATTGAAACATATCTGGAATTTAGAAAGGATATGTGCGATTGCAACAAGCAACCAAAGTAGCACACTATAATTAAATACAGAAGTCCGGAGCTTCTTAGTTCTCATAAGCGTTGGTGGGCCACAGAGCGATGCTCATCAGGGTTTGTGGGAAATAAGAAGTTCCAAGTCGGGACTTCTCACAAATAATAAACGGGGGTCTGACCTACCTCTTTAGAAGGGAAACCTTTCAAACGGTTTAAAAATTATGAGTGAAGAAGGAAAAGATTTAAAAAAGGGACCAGCTGGTCCTTCTGGAGATGATCAACCAGAGAACGGTGCTTCTGGGGCATCGGGTGCAACGGGTGCAACCGGTCCAGAAGACAAAGTAACCATTTCCAAGTCAGAGTTGGAAAAACTCCAAAAAGATGCGAGTGATGCGGATAATTTACGGGGAGCCGTAAAACGCCTCAATCGTGAAAAGGGTCGCCATCTTCCGGAGCAAGAACCTGATCGTAAAAAATCTAAGTCAGAAGATGACGAAGATGATGATGACGATGACGATGGTCGTGAGGAATTTCTCACAAGGAAAGACCTGATAAAACGCGATGAGCGCACCGCCATCAACAAGGCCTGTGATGATCCGATTGTTGATGAAAACTGGAACGAGATTATGGCCCATTACACACCTAAGCGTGGAAAAGATTCTGCGGAAGATATTCTTGCAGACATAAAAGACGCTAAGGAAATGTGGTTGGCGCTTAATCCGCAAAAGAAACCAGACATCGGCAAGAAGAACACCGCAGAAATAGCCAACGATAAAGGTTTAAACAAAGGCAAGGAAAAACATACTGACGCTCCAAAGGAGAGAAAAATCATCATCAAACCTAAGGAAAAAATGGAGAATTGGTATGATAAAGATAAAAAATAAATCCAAATGATTACCCCATTAAGATACGATACAGGTAAGTTAGTTCAAATCGTAAGTGCAACTGTCGCGTCTTCAACCATTACTAAATTTGATTTGTTAGAGTGGGCCTCTGGTTATTTACAGAGAACTACCTCAACAGGTTCAAATATCAGGTATATGGCTATGGAAGATGTTACAACTGCTTCTGGCGCACACGAGAATTTGCTCGTATTACGCTTAGAAGGTGTAGAGTGCGAAGGTGATACAAACTCAACTGCAGCCGTTACCCATCGCGGAACGCTCATTGATTTGACCGACCACGACACACTTAATGAAGCAGCTTCAAGCACAAACGCTTTTGAAGTTTCAGAATTTGTCAGCACTTCCAAACTACGGGGTTACTTCACATTTTTGGTAGCTTAATCTAAAAAATTACTATGCCTATAACAGTAGATGATTTCCAATCATTAACAGATGACTTACAGTCAATCTTTAATGAAGTAGCGAAAACGAAAGTGGCAGAAATGAAGGGAAATAGGATCTTCAATGTCTTTGATACAAACCGAAGAACATTTGACCATCTTATCCTTCACGGTATTTCAGGTATTAAGGAAGTAACACCGGGTCAGGATTTACCAAACATTTTAGGAGAAGAAGGTGATTCTATAACTTGGACCCAGAGATACTTTGGTGGAATTGCTTCAGTAACTAAGGCAATGAGAAAATTTGATTTACACAATCAAATTGATACCGTTGTCCGTTCAGTTGCAGTTGAAGCATTTGACAAAATTGACCAAAGTTTAGCTGATGCCATCCTTTACGGGTGGGCCACCACTTATACTGATGTTTACGGTAAGTCCGTAAGTGCAGTTGGGCCAGATGCCCTTGCATTATTCTCGGCTTCACACTCCAACAACCTGAACTCCAATGTTTTCTCAAACATTATTACTGACGCAACTGTCAACCCAGCGTTGAGCAGGTCAGCAATAGTTGCTGCGAGAAAGCAGGGTTTAACCCACAAAGATCCAAATGGTATTGTCAGACCGGTTGTTCTTGATACTTTAGTCGTTGCGCCTTCTAACGAAGACCTTGCGGAAAGAATTGTGTATTCTGCACAAATTTCTGGAAACGCAAACAACGATGTAAATGCCTTAAAAGGCAAAATCAAGAATATAATCGTCTGGGAACGACTTGAAACTCGTTCAGATGGAACAGATACTTCTGCTTACTGGTTTATGTTAGATTCATCAAAGGTTGGTGAATCCTTACAATGCTTGTTCGCAGAACGACCAGATCTTGATGCACCTGATCAGGTGTATAAGAACAAGAACTGGGATTATTCCTGTGACTTCTTCTATACGATTGGTATTGGTTATCCTGCATACATTTTCGGTTCAAACGGAACAGGTGCTTAAACACCTGATGTAGAGAATTTCTAACTTGTATTAGCCGACCAGTTGCGTTCATCGCTGTCCGCGAAACACAACTGGAAGGACAGCCGGATAATACAATAAAGGTCCATAATCAACAATTAAAATAAAAACAAAACTATGATTGACTGGGGAAAATTAGTAGCTCAAGGCCGAGCAAAGGCCATCGGAGTTTCTTGGAACGAAGAAGAATTAAAAGCAATCTATGCTCTTAAAATTCCTGCTGAATATGTCAGAGAAGGAATCTTGACTACGGAAGATTATCAAAATGCACTTGCTGGCGAAAAACCTGCGGTGCTTCAACCGAGAGAGAAGTTAGTGGAACAAGCCAAAGAAGTTGGCATAGAAGCCACTCCAGACGCTCCAAAAGAGGTTCTGGCAGATTTGATTGGCAAAAAGAAGGTATTGGCCAAGAAAGAGGTGAAAGTCGCGCCAAAGGCCCAAAAAGCGGTTAAAAAGACGAAAAAATAAAAGGTCGGAGTAATACTCACAATTCTCAATATAATCTGATTCTTTGTTCGCCAAGAACAGATTCAAAGAGCAATGCGGACACAAATACTTAGGTTACAAAAAAAGAAATCAACAAAAGCTGAAAGGCGTTTTGCTGAAATCTTGAAAAGAAATCATATTCCTTTTCGGACCAAAGTAATAATCAACAACAGAGAAATAGATTTCATTATAGGAAGATACGCGATTGATATTGATGGCCACAGACAGGCAACGGGTAAAAACGAAATGCTTGTTTCGGCCGGATTCATACCAATACATATTTCCAACGATGAAATAAAAAACAATGTTTTCAAATTTTCCAAATGGTGTAAGTAGCTTTGGAGTTCCTTGTGTCGGAACACTTCCGTTCACAACAGGAAGATACATTTTCGTTAATCCTACGACAGGAAAAGACGGAAATGATGGGCTTTCTGTAGATTCCCCAAAGAAAACAGTCGCGGCTGCTTATGCAATGGCAACTTCAAACAATGATGATGTCATCGTATTAAGCACATACGCACAGCACGAATTAACCGAACAGTTGACCATATCAAAAAATAGGGTCCACTTTGTCGGAGATCTTTTTGGCAGAATGTATGGCCAAAGAGCAAGAATAAATTACGCTGATGGAATTGCAACAGCACTTCCATTTGCAGTAAAAAACATTGGTGTTGGAAATACCTTTACCGGTATTAAGTTTATGAATAACAACACTGATGCACAAGTTGTTGGAACAGTTGGAGAAGGTGGAGAATACGCGATTTATAGAAATTGCGAATTTTACAATTCAACCAATTTAACATCTGACACAGTAGCAGAATTAGTATTGGGTGGAGATTCCGCACAATTCTTTAACTGCACATTTGGATCATTAGCTGACGCAGTGTCTGGCGATAAAGTTAGACCAGCAGTTTTGGTTGATGGTTCAGTGGTTACCAGCGGAGCTGGAACAAGTAGGGACATCTTATTTGATAATTGCAGATTCTGGAAGAAAGCCGGTGGCACAGCAACAGCATTTATCAAAGTCGCAGCAGATGCAGACCTTGAAAGGGTTATGGAAATCCACGATTGTCAGTTTATTGCCAGTATGCTTGGCGCAACACCAGCAGTGGCAATAGCACTTGCGGCAAGTTTAACAAATGCTCAAATCCTATTAACTGGAGATACCTGTGGTTCCGATATAACAAAACTTGGAACAGGAACAGGAATTATCAGCTTGTTAAATGTTAAAGCAGCAACAGCAACAATCGGTATTCAAGCCACATAGTTTTCCTTGTAATTAACTCTTTGGCGGTTTCTTGAAAAAGTAAACCGCCACAGAGAAAAATCTTAAATAAAAATAATAATCAAAAATAACAATTATGAGTTCACATATCACATTTGTAGATGGAATAGTATATCTTCCCGTATTGCATAGTTCAATTTTGGCAACAGCAACATCTGTTGCGCACCTAACGGCCGGTGCAAAAGCAATTATGCTTGAATTTACCGAAGCCGGAACAGTTAATAATCGTTCAGGAGTTCTGACGATTACAGTTTCATCAGACGGTGGAACAAATTTTAGGGCGTATTCAATGCTATTAAGTAACGCAGCAAATACAAACGGCCAAACATTGACCAGAGTTGCTTCAATCACGAGGGCAACCGCTGGAACCGATATTTGTTGGCTTTCGCCTGAAACATTAGGCGGAATAACACATATTAAGGCAGTCGTAACAATTACAGATGGAGCGTCCCCTACTGGAACATTCACGGTCAAAGCGAGTATTTGCTATTAGTATGATTTTTAAAAATATAAAATGTAGAGTTTGCGGTAAAACATTTTCGGCCAAGAGAAATAATGGTTCTGAAATTCCTAAATTCTGTTCGCAGAAATGTTTTGGTAGGTCAAAGGAAGGAATACCTGCAACGAAAAAACAAAAAGCGACACTTCTTTCTTATGCCGCAGGAGAAATGAATTTTAAATGGAAAGGCGGAAGAAAAAATTGGTGGAGAAAACAGGTTCTTCTAAGAGATGATTATACTTGTCAGATGTGTGATTTAAGGGACACAACACCGGGATTTATGGATGTCAACCACATCAAACCAAAGAGAGATTTTCCAGAATTAGAATTTGATTTAGACAATGGAGAATGTCTTTGCCCGAATTGCCATCGTAGAGTTACATTAAGAGAAAAACATTTTATATCAAAAGAAAATAAGGGTTGGTTTAAAAAAAATAAAAATAATAATTAAAATAATAATACTAAAATGCAACACCTAACTTACGCAAAAGGAATAGTTTATACGCCGATACTTTTAAATGCAATCGGATTATCAGATCCGAATCCGATGACAGAAAATTCTGTTGTTCAATTAGTGGCCGGTGCAAAATCTGTAATGCTTGAATTTACTGGCGCGACAATAACAACAAGATCTGCGGTTTTAACAATAACGGTTTCCTGCGATGGCGGAACAAATTTCCGCGCTTATTCAATGTTGTTAAGCAATACTTCAAACGCAAACACAGAAACTTTGACAAGAGTTGCGTCTAAAACAAGAAATGCAACTGGAACAGATATTTTGTGGATGACACCAGAAACTCTTGGAGCAATTACTCACATAAAGGCAACATTAGTAATAACCGATTCAGGAACGCCAGCGGGAACATTTACCGTTAAAGCGTCAATCGTGTATTAAATAAGATTTCAAATCTATGGGATTAACACCTATTATAAAAATTAGACCATCATTAGGAAAAACAGGGCCTTCGGGTCCAACTGGTGCTTCGGGTCCAAGCGGACCTTCCGGTCCCAGCGGTCCTTCTGGTCCTTCGGGACCTACGGGGCCAACTGGCGGAACTGGAACCACTGGTCCATCAGGGCCAACGGGTGCTGGTGTAACTGGCGCTACGGGACCTTCTGGACCTTCGGGACCTTCAGGACCCACTGGTGCTGGAACCACAGGGGCAAGTGGCCCAAGTGGCCCATCCGGTCCAAGTGGACCGAGTGGCCCTTCAGGACCAACTGGTCCATCAGGGGCAACTGGCGTTGGGCCAACGGGGGCTTCCGGCCCTTCGGGACCTTCTGGTCCCAGCGGACCGTCAGGACCTACTGGTCCGAGCGGTGCAACTGGAATAGGCGCAACGGGCGCGAGTGGACCATCAGGACCATCTGGTCCGTCAGGCCCAAGTGGCCCAAGCGGTCCAACAGGACCTTCTGGCGCAACGGGAATTGGAGCCACTGGTGCTTCAGGTCCTTCGGGTCCGAGCGGTCCATCAGGACCGAGCGGTCCGACAGGCATTGGAACTACGGGAGCAAGTGGACCCAGTGGACCGTCTGGTCCAACTGGCGCTGGAACGACTGGGGCTTCTGGCCCAAGCGGTCCGAGCGGACCATCGGGCCCATCAGGTCCAACAGGAATAGGTGTAACTGGTTCGTCTGGTCCTTCTGGACCAAGCGGTCCTTTAGGTCCATCCGGCCCAACAGGCGCTGGAGTTACTGGAGCAACGGGTTCTTCGGGTCCATCAGGTCCATCGGGACCCAGTGGTCCAAGTGGTCCAGCTGGTCCTACCGGACCTTCTGGAGCGACTGGAACGGGAACAACGGGACCTTCAGGCCCAAGTGGTCCGTCTGGTCCGAGTGGTCCGACTGGACCAACGGGGCAAACAGGAGCATCAGGCCCAACTGGGGTAGGTTCTACGGGACCGAGTGGCCCGTCTGGACCATCGGGTCCGACTGGAGCCGGTGCAACTGGATCAACTGGCCCTTCTGGGCCGAGCGGACCCAGTGGTCCTTCGGGGCCATCTGGCCCTACAGGTCCTACGGGACCGACAGGTTCAACTGGCGCAAATTCAACTGTTTCAGGTCCGACAGGTCCATCGGGACCATCGGGTCCTTCTGGTCCAATGGGGCCGTCAGGTCCAACAGGACCAAGTGGGCCAACAGGTCCATCAGGTCCAAGCGGTCCATCGGGTCCCGGTGGTGCTTCAGGACCGTCTGGTCCATCAGGCCCTTCAGGTCCTACCGGAACATTTGATAATCCAATGACAGCAGAGGTTGGTTTGGGAGAGAACGCTGGATTCGGATTAGATGGAGATTTATCCGCAGATGGTAAGTATTCAGGAATAGTTTATGCGGGAATAGCTGGCGCAACCATTGCGTTCGGAGATTTATGTTATTTAGACCCGACAGATAGTCGTTGGGAATTAGCAGACGCAGGAGTGATAACCGCAGCAGACGGAGATTGCAGAGGTTCGCTTGGAATTTGTGTGTTAGCCGGCAACGACGGGGACGCAACAAAAATGTTGGTATTCGGAGTTGTAAAGGCGGCAACATTCCCAGCGTTCACAATCAATGCTCAATTATTCGTTTCAGAAACAGCGGGAGATATAACGGAAACAATCCCAACTTCATTAGACGCAGCGATCAGGTGTGTTGGTTGGGCTTTAAGCGCAGAGGACTTATTCTTTAATCCAAGTCCGGATAACATAACTCGCATAGTTTGATAAATAAATTATATGGCTACATTAGTTGATAATTTTGATTCATATACAGATGGTTACCTAACTGGGCAGGGAGGTTGGAGTGGCGGAGATAGATATCACGTTCAAGGGAGCGTTGTTCAGGGTGGAGCAAAAGCAATCTCCAACACTGAAGATTCTACTAATGTCAGAATCCAAAAAAGCATAGACCAAACGGCAGAAGGAAGCCAGATTTGTTATATGCGAAAGACAAATACCACTGACAATAATCACGTCATTTATATTTTGGGATTTGAGGGAACGACAATGAAATGGACGGTGAACTTTGAAGGAAACCATATTGTTCTTAGTAGTGGGGCTACAATCGGTTCGTCATTAAGCCCAGACACTTGGTATAAAGTAGAAATTCAATGGAAGGCATCAGACGACACAATTAGAGGTCGCATTGATGACGGAACATTTTCAGATTGGGGGGCGGCAATGTCTGCTTTCTCATACATAGATATTATAAAGTTAGCAATTTCAAATAATAATACTGGGCAAACAGGTTATTGGGACACAATGTCAGACCCAAATGCTGTATCTGGACCGGCGAAACTTAAAACATTTAACGGACTTGCGACCGCAAAGATTAAAACAATCAACGGCTTAGCAATCGCAAAGGTTAAAACAATAAATAATTTACCATAATAATATGCCAATACAACCAATAGGAGCGCAAATATCAAATGAAATGTTCGTTTACGTAACATATCTAACCGCAGAAGGT